GTGCCGCCATCATAGGTGAAGTAGTCACCAAAGTTGCCTGACCAGTCAGCAGGCTGGAAGGCCTGCAACATGTATCCTACATCCTCCAGCTCCACCTGCTTATATTCGCCACCGGCGTCCAGCTCCTCTCCACCTTCCTGCTGCTCGTCAGCATCATAGTAGAAGTAAGCCGTGCAGTTGCTCTCCCAGTCATCCGGCTGATCTGTCAGCTGCACATAATTTGTGGTGATCTCAGCATTGGGCACGTCATAGAGCTCTACAACTTCATCCTGATCAGTCAGGACCTGCTGAGATGTATCCAGGATGTAGTCCGCATCCTCCACCGGATCAGCGTCCGGATCCACCAGGTAATCCTGCAGGCCTCCTGCCTCATCCGTGAAAAGATGGATCACAGCCCTGTCCTTCAGGTCACCCTGGCCAAGGCAGATCATGTGATTCACCGGCCTGTAGTTCTTCTCAATCGTGAAGTCCACCTGGGAAGTATCAAACTCCTCATCCTGGCTGTAGTCATAGATAGGTTCACATGATGCAATGATCATGCCGTTATGCCATGTCAGATTCAGCTTCAGGTCATAGTCCTTCAGCATCTTCCGGATGGCTGAGTAAGCATAGACATACCTGGGAAACTGGTAGTTGCTGATCTCTACACCGCTGTCCTCAGAGGATCCTGCAAAGAGCCCTGACAGGCCGATCCGCTCAAAGATCTCCTGCAGCACTGCATTGGCTTCACCGGTCACCACCAGATAGTCATCTCCTGGATCCGGACAGATCACTTTTTTCTCCAGGACTCCATGCCACGTCCGGCCCTTGTATGTGATCGCATCGTTTTCTGTATCCACTTTGATGCTGTCCACAATGCCACCATACTCAGTTCCTTCAGCGTAAATATAAAACCCCTCCCTGCAGCAGTGGTCTGATCTGTCCACGCTGCAGGTGAAGTCATTCTCATCTTTTCCATATGCCATATCCAGATCATAGGAGTTGATAACACCTATGTCCTTCCTGGTCTCATCCGCATAGATCAGATCCACTCAGGCTCACCCCTCTCATCAAAGATAGTAATGTCCAGCATATGATCCTTGCTCCTCAGGATCGGTGTCTCACCCTCCGGGATCTTCTGGAAGATGTAGGAGCCCCTGTTCCTTAAATGGAAGACGTTCTCTGCATTCCCATAAGCGTCATACTGCAGGATCTTCTTGGTGAGAGAATTCACTGTAAGATAATCACCGTCAGACAGCGTAGTGAACACTTCGTACTCATGGCCACCAATAGTAACGGATGGGTTATCAATCGGACCGTAGAACTTCAGCTCAAAGTCGGCAGCATCAATGCAGTTGTTCTGGACCACTTCCGTGATCTCATCAAGACCATAGTCGAAGTCATAATCATGGTCATAGTCCAGACCACTGGCAGATTCTGTGTGATTGTCCACACCATACTGATAAGTGATGTACTTCACCCAGTACGGATAGACAGAAATGAATATCACATCCTTATCCACCGCTTCAAAGAGCTCATCAAAGTTGTCCTGGGAAGTCTCAACAACAAAGACCTCTTTGCACCAGTCATTCCACCACAGCTTCCCAGGCTTCATCCTCCGGATGTCCCGGTCAAAAGTCCTGTGAAGCTTGTACATGATCTCATTGAACTGATCAGCATTGTCAGCCATGATACCAAGTGTCAGTGGGCATTCCTGTGTGTCCTTATAGAACCGCTTGACACGTCCGATGCCGTTGACACCGGAGATGGTGCTGTATTTCCACTCATTCTTGGTAAGTTTCTCAGGATCCTGGGCATAGATCCCATCACCCATGAGATCTATCCTGGATCCGTCTGATCCTTCATAGTACAGTGTCACGTCACCACCTCCCTCACGACTCTGCCAAGCTGTCTCTTGTCCACGTCAATGCTGATGTGCATCTTTGCACATGCCCATGCTACCTTCTCAGCCAGCAGGTCATAGTCGATCTGAGGCACGAACCGCCGGACAGCTGCACCAACGTAGCTCTGCAGGACGCTGATCGGAGACACGGCCTCCGGCTCCTTCTCGCCTACTCCCTTCAGTCCGTACAGTGTCGGGATGATAGTGGCTGCATCAAAGACAGCACCCTTGGCATACCAGTCAACACCAATGTGTGGAATGGATGGAGGATTCAGTGAGAACTCTCCACTGATAGAGAAGTGTGGCAACTTCAGATTACTGAAAATGTTGCCGATGCTCAGAGGGAACCATCCTTTGATGGTACCAATGATACCGTCAATGGTGTCCTTGGCAGCCTGGATTGGGCTCTCCATCTTCTCCCGGATGCTCTGGAAGGTTTCCTGTACCTTGCTCTTGATGTCATTGATCTTCTCTTCAATCTTGCTCTTCAGGTCTGAGATCTTGCCAGTCACAGTGCTGTAGGCATTCTGAATTGGATTGACAATATTGTTCTTAATGGCATTCCAAACAGATGTCACCGTAGATCTGACAGCATTGAACACACGGCTCACAGTGTTCCTGATGTTGTTGACCACACTACTGACTCTGCTATAGATAGCAGTCCATATGTTGATCACAGTAGTCCTAAGAGTACTCAGTGTGTTTGTCACAAACGTCCGGACAGTCTCAAATGCTGCATTAACTATGTTCCGGAAGGTCTCACAGTTGTTGTAAGCATAGATCAGCCCGGCCACCAATGCTGCAATGGCAGTCACCACCAGGAAGATGGGATTGGTCAAGAGCACCGTATTCAGCATAGAGAATGCAGATGTCACTCCCTGTATGATGGAACTGATAGCAAGAGCAGCAGCAAGGGTACCAAGTGCCACAGCTACTCCGGTGATCACTGCCTGCAGTGCCGGAGATGACTGCACCACCTGCGCTACCTGTGTGATGACCTCTGATACCTTTGTGACCACATCAGAGATCACAGGAGCAAAGGTCTGACTGAGTGCCAAGCTCACATTGTTTGTGGCCTGACTCCACGCATCCTGCATGGTTGTAGCATCATCTGTAGTCTGCTCCAGGATCCCCTGATTGTTCTGCAGGGCTTCAGACCACTGATCAATGGCAAAGTTACCATTCTGTACATTGGCTGCCAGTTCCTGTGCAGCCTTCTTGCCAAAGATCTCTTCAACAGTCTTGCCGGTATCACCAACCTGTGCCTGCAGGGCCTCAGATACACTGTCGGATTCTTCCATGGCCTTGATGGCATCCTGGAAGGCTCCGGGTACATCATCTGTCTCAGAAGACAGATTGGATACAGCCTTTGTCAGACTCCCCATGATGGTACCCACATTAGCACCACCATCAGACAGGCTGATCAGCATGGCCAGTGCGTCCTCTGTGCTGTATCCCAGCTCCTGGAACTGCACACTATTGTTTGTCAGGTACCCTGTCAGCTGATCCACGGACAGCTGACAGGCCTGGTTGGCCGTGGTCAGATCATCCATGAGACCATCCGCATCACTGATGTCCAGCCCCCACCGTTTCATGATGTTGGCCATAGAGTCTACAGCACTGACACCATCCGTGCCGGTATGCTGGGCAAAATTGGCCACTTTCACAGACAGGTCTTCCGCTTCATCACCGGTTACACCAAATCTGGTATTGAGCTCAGCCAGGATCCCGGCCATGCCGGTCAGATCCTGATTGGCGTTTGCGATCCTGCCAAAAGCATCCTGTGCCTGCTGATTGAGGTCTTCCAGGGCATCCCCTGTTGCTCCGGTGCCTTCTACAATGGCTGCATTGGCTTCATCAAAAGACTGAGCCATGTCCATGGCTGCCTCAGCGATCTCTTTGACCGCATCTGCAATGCCGGCAGCAGCAAGGACTTGTGCCATGCTGTCTACAGAATCACCGGCCTTGCCGGATGCATCTGCCTGATCCTCAAATCCCTTGTTGGTGTCATCCAGCTGAGTCTTCAGCTTTTCCTCTTCAGTCTTGGCATTCAGCAGCTGTCTTTCCAGCCTTGCCACTTCCTCTGAGTCATCACCATAGATCTGCTTGGCCACTTCCAGCTTCTGTGTGAGAGCTTCCTGCTTTTCAGCATTTGCCTCCAGCTGTGCTTCCAGGAGCCGTGACTTCTGCTGCATGTACTCAGCCTGGTCACCGGTGTTCTGGAACTGGGCCTCATTCAACTTCATTTCTGCCCGGAGAGTAGACATCTCGGAATTGGCACTCTGTATAGCGTCTGTAAATTCAGATGTTTCAGCCTTGAATAAAATCTTGGCTTCATTCTTATTTGCCACGTCTATCCCTCTCCTTTCTCATGGCATACCCCAGCCAGCCGTCATAGGCTGTCTTGTTATCAGCAACACGGCTCAGGAAGGCAAGATCTGACTTCCAAAACACCTCATCAGGGATCTCCATGATCATCACATAGTAGGTGTAATAATCCTCAATCTCCTCCAGAGGAAAGTGTGGAGCCTTGATTCCGCTTCCTGCTACCTTCTTCGTTGCTTTCCGGAAGGCATCGGAAAAGCCTGTTTTTTTTCCTGCACTCCATAGAGCTGCTGGAACACCTTACCGATCTCTTCACGGCTGTCAGTCATATCCGTCAGGAACTCCTGCAGCGTCATAGGCTTCTCATCACTGCCCAGAAGAGCACAGCGGTAAGCTATATAGATCATCTCTCCCATCTCCAGCTCAGTGATGGCCACCTTCCTCTGCTGGAGCTTGGTGTAGAGTGCATTGTATCTGTCCCACAGATCATGCTCAGATGCACTCAGAACATACAGTGCACCAAGATTGAGAGTGAGTTTCACAGGATCCCTGCCGTCCATTGTGATTTCATAGATTCTCATAGGATTCTCCTCATTAAAAACAGCTGGCACCCATCAAGGCACCAGCTGAAGATTCAAAGATTCTTATTCACCATCGTCAAAGCCTTGTAAGATCAGAGCTGAATTCTGTCATCCAGTTGTCAGCGTTGAGGACATTACCTGTCAGCTCATCCTCAAGTGCCTGATATTCACCCTGGTTGTAATCATCGGGCATGTAAGACAGCTTCATCTCACACTCTGCCACTTCTTCTGCTCCGTTCTCAATGCTGAGCTTGCCGATCTCCTCAACCTTGGCCCTGGGATAAGCAAGATACATAACGTTGTCATCTTCATCCAGGACTCTAGCCGTGATCGATGCCTCCGGCATGGACTTGGTGTTGTTGAAAGCGTAAATGCCGGGCTGCATGCCTTCATTGGTCATTGCGTGCAGCTTGCGATACAGATCAAGTTTGGTGTGCAGCTTGACTGTTACGGTGCCATTTCCGGTAGGCTTGGTCTTCCGCTTCTTGATCACTCCACGGCATTTCTTTGTCACCGTTTTCGTCTCACGCTCAACTTCTAACGTGCCCACACAGTCATCTCTTGTGTAAGCATTATCACCAGCCACCTTCATGGCGAACTGGTCGCATTCAAAATAGGAATACGGTTCCGCACTGGAAAAAGTACCCATGTTTACCTCCTTAAAAACTCTCTGTCAACTTACCAATGCACAGATCTATCACATCACTGGATGCATCCTCTGCACCATGCAGCATGAACTGCTGATTACCGGCATGCCTCTTGGTGTTGGATCCGTCATCAGGAAAGTACAGATAATGATACTTGCCACGTGCTGCAATGGTAACGGACAGTGTGCCGTTATCCTGCACAAATTTACCAGGCATCACAGCACTGGCTGCAGCTCCCTTCTTTGCCCAGGTGCGTCCTGAAGCAGGAAGAAGAGGAGTGATCCTCTGTTTGATCAGCTCAGCACCTTCACCATGCAGGACTTCATCAATGAGCCTGCCGGCCTGGCCTGCGTACTGCTGCATAGCATCCTGCAGCCGGTCAAACTCAGATGCATCTAATGTGAACCACTCTGACATCTCAGCACCTCTTCTCCGGATGCAGGAAGGTGATGGTAGCGATCTCTACCACCATGTTGGTGGATCCTTTAAAGGTATAGTCATAAAGGATGTCATCAGCAGTGACTTTTAACTTTGTGCCGGGATCTGCCTGTGCCTGCAGTGCATCAATGACTGTCTGCACATATCCTTCCGGCACGGCATCCTCATGAATGATATGTACATCATAGAATGTCTGCAGATCCACTTTATTAGTGCTGCTGGCCTTGGTGGTCTTGCGTCTGTTGAACACAAAATAGTTCCAGTTCTGCAGGTCCTTTGCCTTGCATGCACCATACCAGACACCCTCCATAGGCACATCACCTGTGCACAGATCTTCCAGTGTCTCTCTGATCCTCTTGATCACGCTACTCATCAGCCAGCTCCCTCACCTTCTCTAAGTACAGGTACATCTCTCCGGAGAACTCATTGCCGTCCACCTGGAAGATGTCATACAGCGTCCTGCCGATCAGCACCTGTCTGTCAGTTGATGCAGAAGAATGAAAGCGTGTCCTGACCTTCAGATCCAGTGAGTGATCACTGGCCTGAGCAAATTCAAGATCACGCTCCCTTTTGGACATCTCTTCATAGTCCAGCTTCTGCAGCATGTCCATGTCAGACATCTTTGTGGCATTGGTCACAGCTCCAAAGTCTGTGTTTTTCGTTCTGCTCCTGGAGATGTACAGCACTCCGTGGTTATAGTTAGAAAATCTTGGATTTAAACGTCTCTGGGTCATAGGTCTCTCCCTTAACTTCATGGTAGTGCCGGATCTGTAAGATCTCAGCCCTGTAGGCTTCATCAAACTGCTCCAGGCAATGATTGTGGGAGTATTCCATGTAAGCCAGATACAGGTTCTGAATCTGGCCAGGAACAGTAATGTCACATTCAGCACCCAGCTTATAGTTGATGGCCAGCTCAGCACTGGCCATCTCCCTGATCAGGTTGCTGTCCGTATCATCATCAGACCATGTGATGTGGAGATGTCTCTTTACAAGATCAATCAATGCCACACTTGCTGCCATGGTCAACTCCTCTCTTAGGGCTCAACGGTTACATTGACATCCGCTGCCTTGACGTAGACATAAGCCTCCACCAGATTGGAGATGTCAAGCAGGATGGCAACGGTATTGTCCCACGCTTTTCCATAGCCGTGCATCTTGATCTTGAAGACTCTCTGATCCTCAAGGAAGTGGTAGTCATCGGAATACTCAAGTGTGCCTTCCTTAGAAGAGCCGATACCAAAGAAGTATTCCTCAGGCAGGCAAAGGATAGCCTTGCCGGTGGGAACTCTGTTGGATCTGACCACATCCGTAGGGAAGGGGAAGATGTTGTTGGTGAAGGATCCTGCTGCATTGAGAACAGTAGTAGCCGGCATGACCTTGCTCAGATAGTCCTTCATGTTGCAGATCAGAGTGACCTCGTCAAAGGATCTCATAGCTCCACCGTGCTTGGTGTAGCCGGACTTAGGAGATCCATCAGAATTGGCGGCAGTAGATGCAGGAGTGATAACACCGGTAGCATCAGCAGTGTAATACACTTCTGTCTCACACAGCTCTGCCAGGACCGCACCGTACTCCTTAGGCATGAAGGATGTGAGTGCCACTGCAGTCTTCTGAGGATAACCTGTGGAAGAGCTGACGGACACACCCTGATGGATGTCACGATCAAGGCCGATAGGCATGTTCAGACCGTTGCCGGTGACAATGGCATCTTCCAGCGCCACTGCAAGTGCTTCCTTCAGGAAGGTACGGATGTAGTTGTCAAGGAATGCAGGACCAAGATCCAGCATGTCCTTCTCAATGACCGCATATGCGGACAGCTTGCACTGTGTGATCTCCACAGTGCGGAATGCAGATGTGATCTGCTGAGCGATCTGGCTGTTGACAGCTCCCCATACTGCAGTCTGAACGGAATGATCATTGAGGATCCATCTGGTCATATACTGCACGGACTGGAAGTTGATCTTTGCAAGCAGCGGATGCTCTGCAAGGAGATCCTTGTAGACATCCTCAATGATAGTGGTGGGCATCACCTTGTCACTGAGCAGGCCTGCATATGTCTGTACCGGATTCTTGCTCTTGCCGGCATCAATGAGTGCCTGATAGTATTTGGTCTCTTCAGCGGTTAGCTGACGGAAGCCACGCTGTGCAAGGATGTTTCTGTCACCGTTCGCTGATTCAAAATCAGCCTGGACAGTTGCAGCGATCGCCTGAGCGAACTGCTCAAACGCACCCTGCATGACTTCAGGTGTGGTGTCTTCCGCATTAAATGCAGCCTGAAGGGCTGCTGTAGCTTCTGTAATCATAGAATTCTTTCTCAGCATTTTCTCAATCCTCCTTAGTCAAAAAACTGAAAAATCTCACTGCTCTTGCCCTGGCTGCATTTTCAGGGACATTTTCCTCAGAATCCTCTTCCGGATCCTGGGCTTCCGGCTTCTGCAGGGCATCAATCTTGGTGCCAAGCTCTGCCAACTTCTGCATAACTTCATTCAGATCTACCACCGTACCAGCTGTCCTTCCCTGTGTGGTCAGCACAGCTTCACGGATCATTCCGAATGCGGACTGCTGTGCAGTACCGTCTTCTTCCTGATCAGCGATCTCAGTGGCAAAGCCATAGTCAAGAGCTTCCTTGGCAGTCAGCCATGTGGCATTATCCATAAGCTCTGTGATCTTCTCCTCAGAGAGACTGGTCACTGCCAGATAAGCATTGATGCTGCTCTGGTTGATCTTGTCATTGTCTTCCGCTGCCTTCCGCATCTCTTCCGAATTGGCATAGCCAATATAAGACATGCAGTTGTGGATCATCAGCAGGGCAATTGATCCCATGGTCCGGACATCACCTGCACAGAAGATGATAGTGGCTGCGCTGCATGCAAAGCCATCACAATACGTGTGCACTGATGCCGAATGACGTTTAAGTGCAGAGTAGATAGCAAGGGCTTCCGCAACTTCCCCACCATAGGAATTAATGAACACATTGATGGTGTCCACATCCAGGCCGTTGATCTCCTTAGTGATCTGGAAGGAGTCAACCTCAGCAACATTCTCATCATCTCCGTACCATCTCCTCAGAGCAGTAGCCATGCTGGTAATGTCACCGTAGATCATGATGTCTGCTGTCCTGTCTTTTGTAGCGATCTGATAAAATGTCTGCCGTCTCACCGTCATTCACCTCCTTTCTCAGTTGATGTCAGGAATCTTTCGATTTCCTCAAAGTTCTTAGTAATGAAGTGCTTCTTGGACCAGTCTGTGTTGAGTGGAGCATCACCCAGCATCTCCCTGACCTCATCAACGCACTT